ATCAATGTGGTCTAGTCGCGGTTGGTAGATAATCATTGTGATGGTCTTGATATCTTCGAGCATACCAAACTCGCTATAGACTCCTAGCGCGTAGATTTTGGTTTGCGTAGTATCAGCATAGACTTTCACGCCTTTGCCGTACTTCAAGTCAATAATCGTTACGTTATCGTCATTGAGGATGATGCAATCGGCTGTACCAAAACCGTCTTGTGCGTACTCGCTGTAGTCGAGTTTCTGCTCATAGATTTTATATCCTTTGTGTTCGGCAATGAAGTCCATATAATCATTTACATAGTGGCACATGGCTTTATCTACTGTTATCCAGTTGGTTTCGGGCAATTGCTTACCTTCAAAATCAAACGGATTGAGATCGCCTTTCAAGCATATCTCTGCAAGTTCATGCGCTGCCGTGCCTTCGTCCGCAAATGCGCTACGGGATTCTTTGTAAGGCTTTTGCGCTGCGACGCTACCGGAGCAATAAAGCCAAGTTGCGCTACCACTAGCGCTCAGTAAAGAGTGTTTAGGCGCTTCTTCATTAGACATTGAAGCTCTCCAAGAAGTTATAGAAATCAGCGTAGTGTTTAGGCGCAAGAGTCATTGTGCTAGATGCGTCGAGTTCAGTTAACTTATCTATAATTTGCTCTTTTGAAATAGCCTTGCGTTGACGCAGTTCAAGCGCCATTTCTTTTAATAGTTTTGATGTTAAAAGAAGTTCTGGTTCTTCAGCAGGTTCTTCAGCGAGTTCTTCTACTTCTACTTCTACTTCTACTTCTACAGGCTTTTCTTTTTTCTTTACTGCTTTAGGTTTTACTTGCTCGGTTACTTGCTCGGTTACTTGCTCAATAACTGGTTTCTTAGCGCTAGATGATACTGCCCTACCTTCATCCCTATCTACTTTCATCGCTTTGTTCATTGCTTCGTGATGCTCAATATCAGTGATGATTTCAACCGTTTCTTTGTTATCTTCAATAATTGCAGGCGCTAACGTTTCATCAAGCGTTTTGACAACGTCCTCAAGTCTGAATTTGAATGCAGTTGATTGCTTAGTTAGCGTTTCGTGAATGCCGTGACTGATTCCAGATTTGATAAGTTCATCCGTTTGCACTAAGCGCTCTGCCACTTCATGCAATAATTCATAGCTGAATTGCGTGTTTGTGCCATGTATTAATGAGAGTGAAATGAATTCACCAAGTTGGGTGTTTGTAAGTATTGTTAAATCATTCATTGTGTTTTTCCTCTGTTGTTGTAAAATGAGAGTCAATCTTAACTTAACTCACAAAGAGATGCAAATGGAAAATGAAGAAATTAATGGTGGTGTGTCCGTTGACGATGTGGTGGCGTGGTTTGGTGGTGAGCAGGTTGTGTTAGCAAAGAAATTAGGTGTTACTAAAGCAGCGGTGTCGTATTGGGTAACTGAAGGAAAGATACCGGCAAACAGGGCGATACAGGTTGAGCAATTAACCGATGGGGCAATTAAAGCGGTTGATTTACCAATAATTAAAAGATAACGAGGATTGTTTATGGTGGAGTCTACTAAAACGTACCGCATAAGTCGCGGGGATAAGAACAGCGCTGTCTGTCGCAATGTGGAGGTGACATGGGAGCGGATTTGTACGGTACTTGGTAAGCACAAAGTTGCAAAGACCAAGGAGCAGGAGGGGTGGTTCTGTGGCGGTGGGTTCAGTGGTGGTTATCGCAACACAGAGAACCTGCTTGGGCGTTCACTTTTAACCATTGATGTTGATGAATGCGCAATGACTAAAGGGGAGATTGAGTTCGAGCTTGAGATGACAGGCTTTGCGCTGGTTGCGTACTCAACATGGCGTAGTACAGATGACGCTAATCGTTTTCGCATAGTGTTGCCACTTTCACGGGAGGTTAGCGCGGAGGAGTATGTTGCCGTGATGCACTGGTTCGCGTCGGAGTTTGGCAGTTTTATTATTGATGACAGTGCATTTAAGCCTGCTCAGTTTATGTATATGCCAAGTGTTAGCGCTGGGTCGAGTGAATCGGCTTTCGTGATGGTGATGGAAGGCAGTGAGGTTGATGTGGATATAGCGCCTGCCTTTCCTGTTGAAAAGCTGGCACGGGGAGTTGTAAAGGAATACTTGACAACTGAATTCGATGTAGATGACGCGGATGATGACGCAGACGATATGCAGGGACTCTCGCTTGCACTCGCGCATGAGCCAATTGATGTCAGCGATGCACTGGTTGAAGCTAATCTCGATGCACTGGTTGAATCGGCAGGTGATTACTCGACGTGGATTACCGTCGGGCAGGCATTGCATCATCAATATAGAGGATCGGATGATGGGAAACTACTTTGGCTGCACTGGTCTGCTAACTCGGATAAGTTCAACGCGGCTGATATTGATAAAAAATGGCACTCGTTTAAGACTGAAAAGAAAGCACGCCCGTTGACGTTTGCCACGGTCATTAAGATGGTGAAGGATCGCGGTATTAGCGTTGGGGAGATTGTCGAGGAGCAGGTAAGAGCGTCGATAGTAACTGTCACTGGCGCTGAGGGTTTGGGCGTTGATAATGACAGAGCATACGAGGATGTGCGCAACAAACTGCGGAAATTACCGCTGAGCGCTGTGTCACTTACCAAGCGCCAGCAAATTGCACAGGACATTTATGACCGGTGGGGCAAAGGCGAAGGCATGACGAAGTCTGCCATTGTGCGTGAGCTTTGCCCACCGAAGAAAGGTGGCTTGGTTGTGGAGGAGATGCCTGCTTGGATGCGTAACTGGGTTTATGTACAACGACCAATGGAGTTTCATAACTTAAAGCACGGCTATTCTATCAAGCGCGAAGCCTTCAACGCGGAGTTTGACCGAATGGAGGAATGTGTTGCCGCTGAGCGTTCTGCGTCGTCAATGGCGCTGGTTGATTGGAAAATGGATACAGTCATCGACACGATGTACTGGGCAGATAAGAATGAGGGCGTATTTGTTAACGATAACGATGGGTTGCGATATGTAAACTCTTATAAGAAACGCGGAGTTTTGCCATGTGAAACGATGAACGCGGATGGGCTTGTAGTCGTTGATATGATGCTCAAGCACTTGGAATTTACCCTCGCTGAGCCGAAAGAGCGGGTAATATTGCTGGACTGGATGTGTCACGTTGTGCAAAACATTGGAAGCAAAGTGAATTGGGCAATTCTATTGCAGGGGACTCAAGGTGGGGGTAAGACGTACTTCACTAAGATATTGCAGGGAATACTGGGAACTAATGCGACGCAGCTCGACCCTAAGCAGTTTACGAAAGGAACGTTTTCGGGATGGGCGTATGGGTCGGTGTTGAATATCGTTGAGGAGATTCGGCTGTCTGGTGATAACCGATGGACGATTATCGACACAATGAAGCCATACATTACAAACGAGACGATACAAATTGAGGAGAAGTTTTCTAACTCTAGGACTGTTCCTAATTTCACGTCGTATTTTCTACTGACTAATTATCAAGACGCTTTGCCTATCACCAATGGCGATAGGCGGTATTGCGTTCTGTATAGCCGATGCCAGTCGGAGGAACACTTGTTTAAGTTACTTGGCGGGGAGCAACAGACTAATAAGTATTTCGAGAAGTTATTTTTAGAAACTGAGCGACGCATGGACGCACTCTGCCACTACTTTATGAATCGCAAAATTAGTCCGGACTTTTCAGCGAAAGGACGAGCGCCAAAAACATTGTCGCGTGAAAAGATGATAGGGTATTCGGTTTCACATGAATTCGATGATGTGAAGGATTTGATAGCGCATTACCATTGTGGTGTGATTAATGAAAATATCGTCGATATAACACTACTCGGTAAACTTAACTTTGAAGAATTCGATCCTGCTGTGTTGAAGTTACCAAAAACGTCAGCGCTTACTCGGATACTCTTACAGATTGGCTATGAAAAAGTACACAAGCGAATCGATGTGCCTACTGGGAATGATGGGCGGAAAAAACACACGATTTGGCGTAGAAGCACGTTAGACGAGAATGAAGTTATCAAGAAAGTTAAGGAGCATTACAAGATTTAAGATTTTAAACAGTGTCGCAGACATAAAAAGCAAAATTTTGTCTGCGACAAACTAACTATGTATTTGCTACATAGTTTTAAACTCACTATGTAGCACCCTCTAACCCTTATAT